GAGGAGAGAGTTACCGAGATATCTGATAAATTGGAGCCGATGCTGGGTCTTAAAACCATACCCGTAGATATGAAGGGTGGTGAAGTCGAGGTCAAGGAGCCTGTGATCACTAAGAGAGGTCTCTACGCTAAATATATCGCAGAGTGGTTTGGAATAAATCCGGTAGATGCTCTGTTACCTGGTTTCGACATAGTGGCTGGGCCTTATTGCCGTGTCAAATTCGAACCGCGCAAGCTGAGTAGTGTGCAGGATGTCAAGGATTGGCTGTTTGGCGTAGGGTGGCATCCTACAGAATGGAATACGAGATTCGACCCCGAACTAAAGAAGACCGTAAAAACCTCAGCGAAAATAACTGCGGATTCTCTTGAATTCTTGCAAGGTGACGGTGAGATGTATAGCGAATATCTCATGCTCAAGTCGAGGAGGGATATCATTCGCGGTTGGCTAAGTAACTGTACGTTTGATGGAAATTGCTTCCGTGTTCATGGTACATCCAATGTGATAGGGACGCCATCAATGCGCGCTACGCATAATATCATCGTGAATGTACCTCGAGTTACCTCTAAGTACGGATCAGAGATGAGATCGTTGTTTCGCTCGCTCGACGGTTGGGTGCAGATAGGTGCAGACAGCACCTCAAACCAGCTCAGAGGATTGTGCTATTATCTTGGAGATGAAGACTATACCAAGCTAGTCATGACAGGAGATGTACACACATATCATGAGAATATAGTAAACGACATCATCCAGCAATTGCTGAATATGCCGCCGAGTTGCACCCGAGATGATGCGAAGCGGCTGATCTATGCCCTGTTATTTGGTTGCGGGGATTTGAAAACCGCACTGTACACAATACATCGTCCGGATGAGGACGCTGGTAAGATAATCAAGTCGTCCTTCCTCACACGAGTGGCCGGTATCGACTCTCTGTTGCGACGATTGAAGGCGGAGAGCAAAAGGAATGTGTTCAACGGCTACTTGGAAGGCAGAAGGACTGGAGCTTACGGCTATCATTACTTGAACGGTCTAGGTGGTAACCGATTGTATACTAACGACAGTAATACGCATTTGTGTTATTTGTTGCAGGCGTTTGAGAAGGCTACAACAAGTACCGCAATCTCTTGGCTTCGTAAGGCACTAAGAGATGAAGGTATCCCATATGTGCCGTTGATATACATGCACGATGAGGTGCAATTCATGACCCCTGAAATGTATGCAGACAGGGCACGAGAGCTAGGAGCATTGGCATTCAAAGAGGGCCCGAAGTTGGCGGGTGTAGACATAATGGACGGTGTGGCCAAAGTGGGGCGCAATTGGAAGGATTGTCATTGATCTTGGCAAATATCTTACAAGTTGTATCAAAAGGGTGCCACTACCCGTTAGTGGTAAATAAACGAAATGGAACTGCAATGACGAGCAAGGCTTATAAGACTCCTACAACAAATGCCTCACCCGATTCTACGCCTGGAGCGACAGGCGATTCGGATGACTTGTTGAAGGAAATGTACACGGTATCAGAGTACTGCGATAATATCGCGAACTTTGCATTGGTAAAACTGGAACCGATTTTGTACCACGAGAGATCGGTGGTTGCTACGACGAAATCGGTATCCATCAAAGATTATCCGCCGCTGTTCGCGGAGATGGCAGGTATCTTGGAAAACATCAGGCTGACATTGATTCGCATCGACACTGCTCTAAGCAGAGTAGCCTTGCCCGCCCGCGACGAGCCTCGCGACTGAATTTAGGCCACAACTGGGGTTTGCCGTTTATACGGCAAACCTCGAACTGATCACCAAACGGGAGATAGTATGAAAAGCATCAATACAGTTTCGCAGGCGTGGCTTAGGAGGAACTTTTCTTACGACGAGGTTACGGGAAGTCTCATTGATATATGCTTCGGCAGCTTACCGACAAATAGAAAGTCCAGGTATGTGCTAGTCAGGGTCGCTAGCGGGTGTTGGTTTAAACTACATCAACTCGTCTGGCTGTACTTTAATGGGACGATCCCGTCTGGGTTTTACATAAATGCGAAAGACGGGAATCCGCATAATACCCATATTAGCAACCTCAGATTGGCGGACAGAAGTCAGATAAGCTCCGCCAGCAAGATGTACGCTAACAACAAAACCGGTTATCGTGGAGTCTTCTATACAGACGGCAAATTCCGAGCCAAAATAACCAAGGACGGCGTTGCCTACTTCTTAGGTGAATACGATTCGGCCGAACAAGCGCACATCGCATTTCAGGCGGAAGCAAGCAAACTGCACGGGGAGTTTGCAGGACCCGATACACGTTGAGGCGAGGAAAACCCGCAGCCCTAAGAGACATTACCGGACTACGATTTGGCAAGCTTAGGCCGGTAGTGTGCATACACAGGATTGGGCTACCTACAATGTGGCGATGCATATGCGATTGCGGTAATAAAGCTGTAGTCAGGTTGTCTTCACTTGTATCCGGCTCTACTAAATCCTGTGGGTGTATTGTCCGAGGTCGTAAGTTCGTCTCTACTCGTTTCATCGAATATGACGGGAAGACGCACAGCTTGGTTGATTGGGCTAAAATGCGCAATATACTCCCGTCTACACTCCGCGGGCGACTTCGTGCAGGCTGGTCGGTAGCGCAATCTTTGGCTTTTGAAGATCCACCTGAAAGGAGGCTGCTAGTGGGCGGTAATGTATTCAAGGCCAAGTTTATAATCTACGATGGCGAATTGTTCGAAGTCAGGGAGCTGGCGGCCAAGTTTAGTATCTCCCCTACAATTGTATTGAGTAGATTGCGGGCGGGCTGGAGCATAGAAGAGGCAATAGGGGAAATACCTCGGATTAGAAACAAAGGTAGATATGCAAAGCGATTCGCAACGGACGCTCTGGACGCGCGCTATACGGGTCCAAAAGGGACGGTATCTAGGAAATGGAGAATGTGATGAATGAAATCGTACGGTCCACGAATGTCAATAACATACTGACAGGAAGGTCAGCGCATGGTAAATATCTCGTGGTGGAAACTCTTAACAACTCGTGTATTCTGGAGTTTATATCGAAGGGCGGGAGCTACATACTGACCGATTCGAACGGCGAATTGGTCTTCAAGTCGGTCGCTAAGGCCAAACGGACTGCAACTAAACACAATGAAAGGATCAGCAAATGAGCGAACCTGCCGAGGATAGCTGCGGCGCCTCCGAACGGAAAACAGTCCTGTTGATAGACGGTGATGTCCTGGCGTATCTCGCTTTCGGGTATAATCGTCTATCCGATGACGAGATAGAGCAAATAGTAGATACAGGGTCAATGAGTCGGAGCGCAATTGATCGATACATAGGTAAGGCGTTGGACAGATTCTTCGACATGTGCAATGTGGTTAGCGAGCTAACTTTTGCAGATGAGACGTTCATCGCTGTTCAATCACCTGGACCGAAGTTCAGAACAAACATCTACCCTAATTATAAAGCGCACAGACAAGCGCCCTCACAATATTCAAATGTGTTAGTTCCAGAGTTACGGGAGCGCCTCGTCGATATGACCGCAGCTGTTGGGTCCGGGGTTCTCGAGACTGATGATATTATCAGGATCAAGCATACGGAGCTTATGAAGGAAAACCATAAGCCGATAGTGTGTTCAGTGGATAAGGACCTTCTGATGATACCTGGGGATCACCTGCGATTGAAAAATAATGTAGCGCTCTCGCAGAGGATAACAGTGAACGCATACGAAGCGAGGTCGTTCTTTTACCGTCAGCTTTTGATCGGAGATCCTGTAGACAACGTCAAGGGGGTTCCGAAAATAGGGCCTAAGAGCGCCGAAGCCAAATTGGCGTGGTGCTTCGAAGAAGAGGAGTTTCGACAAGAAGTAGTAAATGCATACGCAACCTGCTTTAAGCAAGGCTGGCGTTCGGAACTCGAGCTTACTGGTAATATGTTGCACTTATTGCGGACCCCCGAGGATTTCTTTTCTCTAGAGGGCTGGCCCGCTCCTTCTTACTGACCGCAGATGGAGCTCGGAATGGATGAATCGCTTGACAAGACACCCGAAATGGGTAATAAGAAAGTGCCAGAAGACCTGTTTGAATGTTATGCGAACGGTAAGCGTTACTATGTTTCTAGTAACGGTCCCCAGGCCGCTAAGACTAAACTGGCAGGTATGCTCGATTGCAATAGATCCACAATAGTCGCACTACGGGTCAAACCGGGTGAGCAGTTGAAGTTGTCGTTGGTTTAGCGAGCTTTGAGCGCTTACCCTCAATTGGTCGGTTCCCATTGGATATCGGATGAATTCGAGTTCGATGGGGACGACCAACACACCGTTACGGTAGACAAGGTTTGTGACTTCAGGGACACTGACGGTGAAATTCCAATGTATATAATCGTGTACCATCGAGACGCGGATCCGCGGAGATCTATCGCATCACCCTGGAACGTGTTCATGGCGCTGTATCTGAATTATGATTAGATCCATCACAATGAAACGCGTTAGACCACTGTTTTCAAACGGTCACTGGATGTTCTCTGAACAGCTAGATCCTAGTAAGTATTTAGGTTTTGTCTACATAATAAAAGACCTGCGTACCGGTAAAATGTATATAGGTAAGAAACAGATGGTGGGCACTGGTCGGTTGAACAAGGGTAAGGAGAGCGATTGGTGCAGCTATACAGGATCCTGCGATGCGCTTAACAAGGAGATTTCTAACCGAGGCATATACGAGTTTCTTCCGATAGTACTCGAACAATATATGACCAAGGGGACTCTATCGTTTGCAGAATCTTGGTCACTGACGATAGCTGAGGCGCCATATAATCGCCTATTCTACAATACCTTGATAGAGAAGGTATCCTGGCGCTGTTCAGA